CCGCTGTCGCTGCTTTGCATAGAATCGTTTGCTAGCTTCTGAATGTTGATTAAACATTATCTCCAATGCCACATAGGTGTAATCCGCTGGTAGTTTATTTGTCTTCATTGAATGCTGTGTGTAGTACTCTGCGCAGACTATGGTAATCATAGCCGTGATTTTCTAACTTTAATATCATTAACTTGAACAGGCTGAGATGCACATTGATGGGATCCAAGCCCTTGGTGTTGGTGTTGCGTATCAATTCACAGGCAAACTGCCATGCTCGTTCCATGGCCACATGTGTCTGTACATAATCGTTTAGATCTTTCTGTGCCTTGTAGTCGCTTATTTTGATTATCTTGTTATCTTTTCGTGATGCCATAAAACATGTTGTCAGTGTCTTCTGTGGCTAGACCCTTGTCTTCCACGCTCCACTCTGCGGTTGTTACTTTATAATCGGGTATGCTTGGCTCACCAGTGAAGTTGGCCACGCTCCACAATATCCTGTTGTTGGGCTGCAGTGCAAAATTGCCATTGTCTAGACGCAGCATGTGAGCACATTTATGCTCTTGTGGTATTTCTGAATGTTCTGTGTCCAAAATATTAGGTTCTGGGTGTGCCCAATCAAATGTCATTAGATAATTTCCTTTTAGCCATTCTCCGTTTGCTGGTTTATATATGCATCGGTTGCCCAGCAGCCAATCAAATTGGGTCACAGTGGGATAGTAGCTGAATGAGTTCCATAGCTCTAGATCTTCTAACAGTTGGTCTGGCACTGCCTTGCGGTCAAATCCTTTTTGGAAGAATGCACTGACCGGTAATCTGTAATACACAGCACCATTTTCCATCATTGCATGAAACAACAATGCCCTGCCCACGATGCTGGCCATGCCAAATATCACACAGGATTCTGATTCTCCGTGATGTGATTTGAGATCATAGAGATATTCTCTGCGTATCTGTGAGTAGATTGGGGGTATGCTTAGATTTAGATATGCCATTACCAGTGCCTAATCAGTGAGATCAATTGTATTACAATCACTGCTGCCAACTCTATCACAAGTAGGCTGTGATAAAAGGTCCACATGATCTGATAGCGTTTTAATTCTTTTTGTTTCTTGGTCATGCGAACCAAACGATCAGTGCATATCGCTCTCCATCCAGCACAGGCTCCACTTGATGTGGGAAGCATAGGTTGCTGGGAAACACACAGGCATCACCGGGATCGGTGAACGCTGTGGGCACATAGCGACCCTGCCAAAAGCTCAGGGTGCCACCCATGTAATCATTGTTGAGCAATATGCTGATAGACAGGCTTCTCTGACCACCGTGATAATGATCGATGTGTTCCTTGAACTTGTGTCCTTTTTTGTAACGAATCACCTGCACACCAGTGTGTTCATAGCTGTTGTGTTGGAAGGGATAGGTCTCAAATATGTGTTTTAGTGCTTGTTCTATCTTGGCAAAATGCGGATAGCGTTCTGCATTCAGCATGGTGAAATGACAGGTACGATGATCTGTCACAGCGGTTTTTTCGTGATCCACTGCTGCCTTGGCCACTTCCCATCCATCCCAAGCAAGGTCTGCTTCGGGCAATGTTTTTAACCATTTCATTAACGTATCGCACGTGTCCTTGTGCAATAGGTTTTTATAGACTATTACGTATTTGAATAGTTCTAGTTGATCAGCTATAATCATTGAGATTACCTGCTTTTTTCTAATCTATCTAGCTGTTCGTAAAGGTTGTATAGGTTCTGCCTATGAGCTTCACCCACTGGATCACCTGGAGGTAATTTCATTTTTTCATCTACCCTAAATGATCGTATTTCTTCTCTCACAGATATGGCATCTCTTGTGGGAGCTGCCTGTGTATTTGTGATTGGATTGGGTGGTCTATTGTTGCTCATTAATTGCTCCAAAAATTGTATGCCTTCGGCAGTATCAATCAACGGTTTGGTCAATACTCTTTCTGGCAGCGTGGTTGCGAACTTCCTCACAGAATCCAAACGTGTGTTGGTTTCTTGACCCCAAGTTTTTTCTAGGTTTTTTCTCTCTGCTGACAGATCCACCTGTGGTGCCGTGCTGAGTTGTCCTTGTATTCTTTGCAGTTGATCAGCGTATAGTGCCAATGCGGCCTTGACTTGGTCTTGGCTGAATCCTGCTTTTTTAAATGCTGTGGTTACTTCTGCATCTAATTCCGCTGGCATGTCTTCCAATCCAAATTCTTTCACCATGCTGTAGTCGTATTTCTCTGGAACCTTGCCACTGATCTTCTTTTCTAATTCAGTGTAGCTCTTGGCTAGGTCTTCGGGAGATTTAAACTTCTCTGGTAACCAGCCCGGTCTGTCTGCTTCTGCTTGTGCATTGGCTGTTTGACCTGCTGCTATTTCGGCTGGTGTAGGTACCGTGTCTGGTACCACTTGTGCTGCCGTATTTGTTTCTAATAAATGTCCTGGTGCTGCTGGTGCCGATGGTGCAGCAACTGGAGCTGTGCTTGTTGTGTTTGTTTGTGTTTCCATGTTAGATTATATGTTCCTTATCGTTGGAGACAGATTTCTCGTTGCACATGTTCTTGATTCTACGCAACAACTGCTGCTGTGCAATTATGTACACTGCTGCATAGGGATTGGGTGAATCACTGGTCACGCGAGTTTGATTAATGATTCTATCTAGATCATTCAAAACTGCTTGGCCTGCTGGAGATTCAAATACCTGTCGGTAGAATTGTTGAAGCTGATTCGTGCTAGGATTCATATTCTGTTCTGTTTGTTTATTTTATGTTCTTAGATATTTATCTATCTGGACTAGGCAGCGGTGGGAGTTTGGGTGTTCTGTGCCTGCATCTGCTGTGCCAACATCAATAATTGTTGGTTTTGTTGTGTTTGTGCTTGTTGCTCAATTTCTTCCTGTACCACTCTTTCTGATTTTATTACTTCAGGTGACATGTCACCATCTCTCAATATCTTGCGAGCTAATTTTTGTAGGTCTACATTCAATAGTGCGTTGGGTCCCAGTGCTGATACCTGCTGTAGTATCTGTAAGTCTCTGGTAATTTCAGTGAGAGCGATACCTCGTTTGACTGCAGAGTTTACCACTAGTTCTAATATGTTACCATCAAATTCAAACTTCTCAATCTCACCTCTCATCTGTAATCTGGTGATAAGATTGGATACCATGGGTCTCAAAAACTCTTGTTCCAAACGCAGTCCATACGGCCCTAAGCGTCTATAGAACTCGGCCTGCCTGATCTGCACTTCTGCCGCAGTTTGGTAAGTGGGTTTGTCTGCTGGTAAGATGACATCGTTGAACAACATCCTCTGAATTTGTCTTCTGTGATCTTGTATGGTTGCTTCTGTGATGTTGGTGTTGCCTGCAAATGGTACTGCTTGCAGTGGTTGGTCCACTGTGATAACATCACCGGGTCTCAATTTCATGTTGCCAAAATTAACTGCTGTGTCTGAACTTACTTGCCAAGCACCCAGCGATAGATATGCTGCTGCCTGCATGAATAACATCTGTGCTTCGTTGATGACCCTGATGTGTGGCAATGCCATTCTCACTGGAGAACTTCCCCAGCTGTCACCCACCGTCTTGTCAAAACGGAACACCGTGAACATCTGCACGGGCATCTTGGTCTGCTCCATGATGTCACCCTCTTGACCCACTTGTACTGTGTAGGTGTATTCTTTGTCGTTGGGCATGCGGAAACAACTCTCTAATATTTTGTGCGTCTTAAAAGGATCTTTGCTGCAGGCCTGTCTCATGGATTCACTCAATCTTGATCCATATTTTTCTAATAGATAACTGCCTGGCAAAGCATGATCTCTAAACACAGTGTCCACATCGTTTTTATGATTGTCTAAAAAATATAATTGGCTGCTGGGTATGGCAATAAAACTGATATCATCATCTTCATAAGTGCCCAAACATCCCACTCCCGCTATCACTGCATCTGTCAATGCTTCCGAGCTGGCAAGATAAAAATTGCTATCTCTCAGGGTTTTGAACACAGATCTGTTGGCTCGATCTAATTGCATTTTGACATCGGATGCCACACGTTCTTTGAGATCTTCTCTGACAGATAGGGTTGCCCACTGTTGGTTCTGTGGTATCAACAGGTTGAGGATCGTGGATACTAAATTTTGCACACCATCTGGTGCTGTGGAATCAAATATTTTTTTACGGTCTGTGGTATCGGTCTGCGCTCGATAGATATCTCTGTTGGGTTTGGTGTAGAGGTATGCCTCCGACATTTCACTTTCATGTTTCTGTCGTTCGGTCTTGGCTAACCTATATGCTCTGGAGATGAAATCTTTCATGCGTTACTCCTGTGTGTAAAGAGTTTGCAATCCCACACCAGTGTCCGTTTCATTGGCCAGCAATCCACCTTGTCTAGAAGTTATCAGTGAACTACCACTTCTTCTTCTTGCTTCAGTTCTCTGTCTGTCCAAAGAAGCTTTCTTTCTCTCTGCATCGGCTTTGATCGT